CACATCGCAAGCATCGCCTGCTTACGCAAACGTGCGTTCTTCTTCTGTAGTTCATCGCCTTCGCGGATTGGCGGGAAGTATGGCGTTGGCATCGTCGACGCAACACGCATCGACATCTGGTCAAGACCGATGTTGAGAAGGTTTGCTACTGACGATTTGGCGTTCTGGTCCAGTTCGTTGAGTGGTAAGATGATGTCACCATTTGCGAGTTCGCGCACTTTGCGCATCTGATCGTGAATTGGACCGAGCGCGTTGCGACGCTGGTTGTAAAGATCAACGATTTCCTCGGTAGACAGCATTTAGAACCAAAGTATCACATCACAACCATGATGGTCGCCACATTCTCGGTGGTCGTTTGATCGGTCCGAGTTCGGGCATATGTAGTTCGGCAAACCAGTGAGCCATCACCAAGTCGGTGCCAGCCTTCTTGCCGCGTGACCATGACGACATCTCGTCAATGATCGCCATCGTCTTCCAGTTGTCACGCATCGTCGGCAATCGAACCTGGCCTGTGCGCCACAACGGTGGTAACAAAGCCTCGACTCCAAGATTTTCGTCCATTTTGTTACGGCTGGTGGTGTGCGGAACCACGTTTACGCCGTGCAAAGCCTGCCATTTGCGCACGAAGTCGTGTGCCAGAAGGAATCTTTGGGCTGCGTTGACCTCAACGATCCAGTGCGAGATCGGATATCCCATGTCAAACGAGCGTTCCTGCCAGTTTTCCATGATTCCCGAGTACGAACGGGTGCCAGTGTCAAAGCCAAGGAGTTCTTCGGCGGTCAGTTTGACGCGTTCCAGGTCAACCAGGTAGCGCAGGTTGGTGGATGGCTGGTAAAGCCACCATTCGATGGCCCAAAACTGGGTGGGGGATGGGTCAACTGAGGCAATCGAGATGATTGGGGGTACCAGTCCGTCGGGGATGTAGCCAGGTCGGCGGTCTTTGTCAATACAGCCTGGATACTCCACGCCTTCTGGCCCCATGCCACCCGTAGCCCAGACGCGCTCGATGAGATACGCGCCTTCTGCCATGTCCTCTTGCTGGTAGACGATCTTGAACTTGGACGGGTTGTTGTACTTGATGTACGACAGGTCGCGCCACGACAAACGGAACGGGTCCAACAGTGGCCCTTCGGGCCAGGCTGGCGCATCGGTGCGACGCAACTTCTTGTCAGTGTCAAGTTCCTCGTAATAGGCCTTGTAAATGAGGTGGTCGTACTTGTGCTTCTTGATGGGTTCCTTGACTTCGGACTTGTCCGTCACATCTGAACCGTCGTAGTCGTCCTCAAGGTCCTCGTAGGTGATCTTGGACAGGCAGTGGGCGTACAGGTCCTGTGGCCCCAAGCGCTGACCAACCACAGCCAGCAGACCGCCTGGATCGACACGGGCTTCAGCCATCGAATCCCAACGCTCCAGTAGTTTGTCTCGGGAAACAGATTCCTTGGCGTTCTCTGGGGAGGCTACGTCGTCAAAGAGCACGAGGTCGGCACGATGACCGATGAACTCAGAGTCAATTCCGTACGCCGACACGGTTGGTTCCTTGTTATCCAAACCACCTGACATCTGTTGTTCGACGATGAACTCCTCGGCGCGCCAGAGCGCACCCACGTTTTGTGGCTTGAATCGCCCGTAGTCCAGGGAGAGGCAGGCTTCTGCGTCGACGGCAAGTCCACGTTTGACCATTTCGGGGTCTGGTCGCAACGGGGCGATGCGCTCAAGGGTGTCGCGGATACGGCGCGAATACATTTTCGCAAGCGTCTGGCTGATCGAGCCGTACATGACACGGATCGCACGATTGCGAACAATGCACCACACAGCCACATCATGGAAAAGCGTCGATTTACCCGCACCAGGCGGGCAGTTGAGAACCAGGAACTCTTTGTCATTGGACTCCAACTTCTGCACGATCTTGTACGCAGCATCCACCTGCCACGGGGACGGAACACGGCCCAAATACACCTTACGGAAATAATCGAAATCCTCCAACCCGCGCTGCGCCCTCGCAGACAGGCGACCAGTCGGAATTACAGGTGGAAGCGAATCCCCCTGCACAATGTCCTTAGCGATCTTCTTGGCCCGCTGCCCGCCGTTAGCCAAAGCCTCACGGCCCTCAGACAGGGCCACCTGTTCCAACTCAGCCTTCGTCTGCTTCGCCTTATTCGACCAGTTGATGGCGGTGCGATAGTTGATCCCCGCAATCTTGGCGGCCTCCTTCAACGTGGCCCCAGAGTTCATCGCCTGCCAAAACAATGCCCGATCCTCGACAGGGATTGCCCGTTTTCCTTTTGTCATGTACACTGACCGTAGCAGTTCCCGTCGCATCTGGTCGTGTACCTCCTCGTGGTTGTGGGCGGCGGGAACTGCTTTGATACTCTCTAAGCGTCTCGGCGGGTGTGCCCTAGAAGCGCTTGTCGGTTGGTGCTCGGGTGTTCTCCCCGCCCGCCGAGACACCTCGTTGCAATTTACAGAAGGGGTGCTACACTCCTCACCCACAACTCGACAAGACCCTCATGTCGTGAGACACAGGGCACCCATGTGCGTACACCCCTTGCAAGGTGCGGGCAGTAAACAGGGAAACCTGGGTAGACCCCCTGTCTACGAACAGAGGGAGCAGCGTGAGGAACGTAACCTCAAACCTGGTGTCGGCTAAAAGAGCCACGGCTACCATCCACCCACAGCAAGCCTGTGGATAACCTGTGGAAAAACGTGGGGGAGGCACCCACAAAGCACCACTCTTTTACATAAAAAGCGGAACAACGGACCCCCGCATCAAGGGCCACGAAATACACACACCTAGAGGCACGCTTATATGTATCCCCCAGACCCGTGGTCAGGGCATACCCCCAGTCGCGCACGCGTGCGGTAGCACGCTGTGTGCGCGTGTGTCGACGACGCGAAGCGTCGACGCGACACCGACTCAAAGCGAGCGAAGCGAGCGCGCCGCGCAACGAGTGAGCGAAGCGAACGAGTATGCGCGGCCGCCGCAGATCACGCTTGCTCGAGCTAGCAGACCCGACTCGAGATCGTTCGCCCGTTCTGCGACTCGAGGTCGTCGCGATCCGTTGGATCGCCAACACCCGAGCACGCCACGCGCCGAGATCGCGTGGATCGGTCGAGATCGACGAAGCGCCTAGCGCGTCTGTCGATCGTCGAGGTTGGGTGCTTCTCGACTTCCGTCGAGTGCCTGAGAACGGCGAAGCCGCCGCCGATCCATCGGGGGGGCGACGGATCGACGGCGGCTCGTCGTCGAGGTTGGCTCGATCTAGTGTCCGAGTTTCTCCATGAGTCGGACATAGAAACGAACGAGACAGAGCGGAACTCGACCGCGTTCGTCGAGCGCTCGGAGTTGCTCGAGGTCGCGGTCTTGGTCGCCTGTCGCGTGAATGAGTCGCTCTCGATGTGTCTCGTCTCCGTTCTCGAAGTGTGTCCACGAATCGAGTCCTTGTGGGTGAATGATGAGGACTACTCGACACTGCGTCACGATCTCGTCATCGTCTGACGGTTCGGCGTTGTCATCGCGGAGTTTCCGCACTCGAGCGTAGGCAACGACTCCGAGCGCGTTCAGTTTGCCCTGAGTCTTTCCCTCTTTGACGATCTTTACGAGCGCCTCGAGTGCGTTCTCGTCGAGCATTGTCTCGACGAACTCGTCACCGTCGCTGAACGATCTCATGCTCGCGATCGAGCAGGGGATCGATGTTCCGCTCTTGTTCTCCATTGGGCGCGGTGTGCCGATCTCGATTCCGAGGAACTCGATTCCTTCTCCGTCGAAGCCGCCGAAGTGACTCGAGATTTGTTCCTCGATCATCGGTATGAGTTCGTCGAGTAGTTCGCCCTGTTCGGTGCGGATCGACTCGGCGGCGTTGTCGATGAGTTCGCGGACTTGCTCGAGTGGATCGGGTGTCTCGGCTGTCGGTGTTGCGGTGTCGAGTGGCTCGAGTTCGCTGATGTGGTGCGCGAGTTCATGGAATGAGTCGCGGAGTCGATCGACGAGACCCTCGATCGCATGGGCGATGACTGGCTCACCTTGTGCGAGTTCGGCGCCGATCGTGCCGATCTCGATCAAGCGCTCGAGGATCGCGCCTCGAGTCTTGTTGAGTTCGTCGAGTGTCGATCGGTCGATCGTTCCTGCTGTGCGGTGTTGGTCGATCTGCTCGAGTAGTTGTCTCTGCTCGAGGTTGATCCGCTCGAGGTCGGCGATGAGCGCCTCGAGGTCGTGTGGGTTGGTGGTCATGGCTTGCTGTTTCCTTTCGTGGTTGTTGTTGTTCGTACGCGTTGGCGTTCGATCTTTCCCGTGTGGGTTCTTGTTGGTCGTTCGATCCGCTTCTCTCGAAACAAGATCATCGCGGCGAGCATGGGTGCGCCGACGATCGCGGCGATCGCGTGGGCTGTCTCTTGTGGTGTCATCGGTTCTCCCACAAGTACGACGCGAGCGCCATGATCGAGATCACGACGAGTAGTCCGAGGTCGTTTGTCGGCATGGCGGCTACCTCGACAACGCTCGACCGATGAGCGTTTTCCCGATCTGCGGTGCTGGTCGATGACCTTGAGCCATGCGGTCGAGTAACTCGATCGCGGCGCTCGCGCTCTCGACATGGTGTGCGCCCGTCTTGCGTAGTCGTTGGATCATGTCGGCGGCGAGGATCGTCGAGTCTCCGAGTCCGTTCACCTCTCCGTCACTGACCCAAACGATCGGAGTTGTCGAGTTCTTGCGATACTTGGCGACCGCGTAGGTGAGCGCTGTGCCGTCGAGTCCGTTCGCGCCGCCATGCGACGGGAGTTCGGCGACTCTCATTCCGTCTCGGGCGAGGAGATGGAAATTGTAGTCGTTGCTCGCGATCGAGTAGCCGACGACTACCGCGCCTCGACAACGCTCGAGAATCTCGTCGAGGTGGTTGGTCGTGTAGTTCATGCTTCCGCTCATGTCGAGAACGACTAGAGCGTTCTTGGATCGAGCGCGGCGATCGAATACTCGACGCGCTGGATCGGTGAGCGCCCTCGATGGGTGACGGATCACTCGACCCGTGTCGCTCGGTGATCGTTTCGCGCCGATCTTGCCGATGTGCGGTCGAGTGAGTCGGTTCGGTGAGTGCTTGACCTCGTGCCATTGAGCGTCGCCGAGATCGACTGGAGATCGACGACCGTTCGCGTCGAGTGTTCCCTCGATGATCGCTCGAGCGCGGCTCGCGGTTCGTTGCCTCTCGAGTTCTGCTCGAGCCTCGGCGATCTCTCGAGCGAGTCGAGCGACGGTGCGCTCGTCGTTTCGCCATGAGTCTCCGTGATACTTGTAGGTCGATGGTCGCGGTGCGTCGCTCAGGTGACGACCCATCGTGCGACGGAGTTTCCTCAGTGCCTCGACCGTCTGTGGGAGTGAGTCGTTGAGCGCTCGGTTGATCGCGTTCATGCTTCCTGTCATGAGGTGCGGTAGCGCCGCGTCGAACGCGTCGAGCGGATCGTCGAGGGTCGAGATCGAGCGAGCGATCGCCGATCCTGTTCCGTCGTTCCAGTCGCTCGGTTTTGTTCCGATCGCGCGGTTGGTGAGTTCCTGTAGCCAGTACTGATGAGCGATCTCGACGAGTTCGGCGGTCGTCGATCCGAGTTCCTCTCGAATCGTGTCGAGGTCGGTGATTCCCCATCGAGACTGAACGAGTGCGAACGCTCGAAGCAGTTCGCCGATCTCGCTCGGATCGGTGGTCGCGTTGATGATTCCTCGACGAGCGTCGCCGAGTGTGGCCGCGATCAGTGGCGCGGCGTTTGATCCGCGCCACCGATCGGGGTTCTCGTCGAGTCGTTGCCCGATCCATTCGGGCGCGGCGATTCTGCGTCGTGCCATGTTCAGGACTCCTGACCGATCGACGCGATTTTGGCGGCGGTGACGATCGACTCGGCGTGGTCTGGCATGACGAGTGCGGCGGCTCGTTCGATCCCGATCGACTGCGCGAGTTTGTCGAGTGCCATGAACGCTCGAATCGAGACGCGAGCCTCGTCGGTGCGACCTGCCAACATTCGAGCAGGTTCACGCATGAACGACGGCAAGAGTGCGAGCGCGTCAGGGTGCGGCTCGTTGATCTCGACGGCGACGGGGAAACGATCTCGAAGCGCCTCGGGCAGTGTGTTGGGGTGGTTGTTCGTCGTGATGACGATCGAGAATCCCTCGCTCGGTGTGACGATCTCGCCCGTGTCGGGGTTCTGCCAACGCGCTGACTGTTCGGAGTCGCAAAACGCGAGCAACATTCCGAGAACATCGCCGCTCGCCTTGTCGATCTCGTCGATGACGAGTCGCGATCCGTTGCGCCATGCGGTCACCGCCGCGCCCTCTTGGAATGTCCAGCCGTCGCGGTTCGGTCGCCACATTCCCTCGATCGCGGCGCTCGTCATGTCATCGACGCAAACGAGACGAGTCGCGCCTCGATCGGTGAGGTGTTGAGTAAGTGCGGCGTAAGTCTTGCCAGTTCCAGGGTTCCCGTAGAGACAGACTCGAGAGAGTCCGCTCGACAGTGTGTCGGTGAAGTCCTGCCAGCACTGCGGCAGGGTTTGGGTCGTGTCCATTGTGTGTACCTTTCGTGGTTGTTGGCGGCGGTTTTGCCACCGATCCCATTCTAGGCGAGATCGAGGCGCTCGTCGTGGATCGTCGAGGCGGTCGGGATCGAGGCGAGATCGGCGGCGGCGAAGCCGCGAGGCGGTCGAGCGCCGCGCCGCTCGTCGGCGCGTGGTCGAGTCGAGGTCGAGTCGAGATCGACGGCGGCTCGAGTGGCGGTGGCGCGTGGTCGAGATCGACGCGAGATCGACGATCGCCGATGCGCTTGCCCGAGCTAGCAAGGTGCTAGCTCGAGTATCTATCTAATCGGTCAATTAGTTTTGGGGCGAACATATGTTCGGCGAACAGGTGTTCGCAAAAAAATGCCCCCCTACCCCCCACCGAAACTAGATATCGGTAGTGCTTGCTGCCAGATATCGGTAGCGGCTGACATACCGCCACTGCCTGGGAACAGGTCATCAACCGTGTCGAGATTAGGGTCAAATCCCAGCATTTCCAGCACCCAAACATTGAACTCGTGTGGCTTTGCCCCGATCGTACCTTTCCTAAAGGCAGTTCGGCATGACAGCCAGTCGCGAATCATTGGTACTCGTTTAGGGTCGCTGCGTCCACCACGGAATATGACTGGTTCCCATGCGTACTGAACGCCAACCCTGCGTATCTGATGAAACGTCTTGACCCATGCTGCTACGCGTACGTCATCTGGACAAACTGGTAATACCCAACGCAGGTCGATGGTGTTGCACGAGTATGCCCAGCCGTCTGGATAGTCGTCGGTCAACTTCTTGATGAGATCGACATGGGCATCTCGGCTGTCCCAGATCTTTGCTTCGGGATGTTCTTTGTATCTATTCCGTTTACCCGCCCCAACATACGGTGGGTCGGCGTAAGCGAACTTCATTACTTCTTGTCTTGCGAGAAGATATGCAGCGCAAATGCTGCATCTTCGTCGGTAATAATCCATTCCCGTGTCTCAGTGATATCGGTAGCGGTTGGTGCTACTGGGGCAACTGATGCCCTCGGCATACACGGATGGTTGCGACGCTTGTCCTTCATTTCTTTCCTCCTTGTGGTTGCATTTCAACTGCCTTGCTTGTGTGTCTGTCTGGATTCTGACAGGTTGGTAACTGAGTGGGCTTGACAAAAACTGTTAGCGTCGAGCCACACTCAGGGCAACGGTATCTCTTTGCTGCCATACCAACAACCTGTTTACTTTTCTTCGATGGCCCAGAGTTCTGCGTCATCGAACTTGGCTGCGCGCTGTGCCAACGTCACGGCCTTCTGCTCACCCTTGCTGTTGGTTACGTGGACCACGATGCCTGGGGTGCCAGTGAAGCGGATCTTCACGCCCCAGGAGTCGTCCTTGAGTTTGTACCAACGTGCGCTGGTGTCTTCCATGCTGTTCTCCTTTGTTGTTGATTAGAGTTCCGCGCCTTGGGACATAGCAACTTGTAGTCGTTCAACCTGTGAACGCAACATCGTTACCTGTTCCTTTAGCGCGATGTTTTCGTACTCAAGCATATCGCGGTGTTCACGCAGGACTTCCATTGCCATGTCCATGTGGTCCACCGTTGTTTGCAAGAGTTCGATCTCTGCTAACGCTGATTCTGTCATAGTCCTAGCGTATAGGTTTATATCTTGTAGTTCAAGTACCTTCTTCGTTCGACTGGAGTTTTCCCTCCCCAGATTCCCTCAAAGATGTGATTAGTGTTTGCCCACTCAAAGCACTTCTTACGCACTGGGCATAGGCCGCAGACCTGCTTGGCCTCCTTCACTCTGTGCGAATGTCCCTGCTCTGGGAACCAGATCGTGGTGTCCATTCCTCGACACGCACCGTTCTCCATCCATTCGTGCGACTTGTCAACAAGCGCCCACTCGTCTGCCAGTGTCATGTAGTTATATCCCCCACGGTCTGAATCCGCTGCCGTTCTCTTGTGAGTAGTCATACAAAGCCTTTGCCGCCCGCAGGTTGGTGAGCGGATCGAATAGGTCTTCACAGTATTGGATGATCCCCAGGCTCTGCAAGTATCCAGCCTTGTAGTACCTGCTGGGCAGGCACCATGACCTGTCGTTGATCTGGGTTAGGCCCATGTCAGTCGAGCCGTCCTTGTTCAGCGTAGTGTTGTGTGCCTCTGGGTTACACCGTGATTCGCGGTGCATGATGAAATCCAGGGTTGTCATCTGGTTGGCCTTCCAGCCAGCCTGACGGGCCAACGCCCACCATTGTGGGCAGAGAGCGCTCTTGGGGACGGGTCTATAAGCCGCGGAAACGGGCCTAGGACGCGATATGAGCGTCGTTTCGACCGTTCCCGTGGGTACCACAGGGGCTGTTGCAGCCAGCGCTTGTGGGGCGCTTGCCGTAACAGCCAAGGCGACGGCTAAAAGCCGTAATCGTCTTGCCATTAGTTCCTCCCAACTTTAGCAGAAAGGGATATCACCCTTACTGGAACTACACCAGCGCCAGTAAGGGAGAGTTGCGCCAATTTTCGTAAGGACTAATTGGCTTCCCTTGTGCAACCCTTACGCCTGAATGAGGCTAACCAGATCCGCAAAATCTTCCAACGTCATCAACACTATGCCGTCCGACACACCGTCTGGCATAGCGATCATGGCAAAGGGACGTACATCTCCCAACGACTTACTCGCATTGGATTGCGCGTGAGCCGCCATAAAACGGGTAGCAATCGGACCGACCTGTGCACCCGCTTTGACCTCGACTCTAAAAATGCCGCCCCAGTGTTCCTCATGCCTACTGCCAGCGTTACCCGTAGCAGATAAACCAAGTTTCTTTCTTGCAC